ACGATCCAGCCAACGCCGCCGACCACGATGTCCGCATCGCGCACCAGCGCGAGCATCTCGCGCAGCTTGAGCTCGCCGAACAGAAAATGGTGGTGCGCCGGCGGCAGATCTCCGACCAGCCATTCGTGGTCGCGAGCCAGGTCTGCAATCACAACCACGGTATGGGTGGCCATCAGCTCTGCCGCCAGCGCGACGATGTATTCCGGCCGCGCGCCGCGCGCCGTGTTGTGCCATTCGGCCCGCGTCGTCACCGGACGGACCACCGCAATCGGCCGATCCGACACGATCGGCGCCGGCCCCATGTCCGGCAGATCGAACAGCGCCGGATCAAACCTGACCTTGAGCGCCAACCAGCGCCGTTCAAGTGCAGTGATCAGCGGGTATGTCGTCAGGTCGGCGCCATAACTGACGCGCTTGATTTCGCGCATCGGCGGTGGCTTCGACCATCGGCTCTCCGGTTGCAGAGCAATGTTCTTCTGTTGCGTGCGCAGTTTGCGGTTGCCGCGCACGAACTTGATATCAAGGTCCGCGTACAGTTCCGGCCAGGGCGTATCCAGCCAGACCTCATGCAGAGCTACCGCTGCCCGCACGAACGGCCGCGCGTATATTCCGTCCCCCATACCCCACATTCCGCGGATCAACACCGGCTTCAAGCAGCGCGTCGCTCGCCCAGCGCCTCCTGCAGATCGATCACCGGCAGCAGATCGGCCCACGCCGTGCCGGGCGAGGCGTTGTATGCCGCGATGCCCATTGCCTTGAGCGACGGAACGATCGTCGCAAGATCGCCGAGGTGCTTGTCGTAGCAGCCGGGCACATGAGCCCATCGGTGCGGCTTGTGATGATGCGTGCGGCCATCCGCGGCTTTCTGTCCATCGGCACCGAGCCACACGATCGTTCCGCCTGGCCCGACAAGATGCGCTGCCAGGTTGGTTGCCGCCGTCAGCGAAGTCCATCGCTGCATCAGGCTATTGCGTTCCAGCGCCAGCCCCGGCGGCTTGGTCTTGCAGCAGACATGCACCTTGCGATCCGGCACCGTGCGCGAGGTGGTCACGACACGGCCGGGAAAACTTGCCACCGCCGCCTGGTTGTCGCGTTCGTTCCACCAGCGCCAGTCGCCGAAAAATAGGATATCGGCCCACGGCACGGTGAAGACGCTGGAGTTAATCGCTATCACCCGACGCCCGCGCAGTGCGTCAAGATCCTGCCCGAGCACCGATGGACCGCCAGCTATTATGAAACAGCACTGTTTTTCCCACTCTAACGGGACGGTCCAATACGGTGCCACTATCGAAACCGTACCGGCTCAGGCGTGCGCTTCTCGTCTGCCTTGGCGTCCCTGCCGTCGCGCCCGCGCTTAATGGCGAGGCGCCATGCCTTGCCCTGCTCAGGCCTGTCGCTGGTATCTTCCTCGGCGACGAACATCGAGCCGCCGTGCGTGACGCAGTCGCCCTTGAGAAACGCGCCCTCGCGCCAGACGCCGCGGTTGATCATCAGGTCGGTGCGGATCTCGCGGCGGATTTCTGTCTCGCCGCGCTTGAGGACCAGCGCCAGGAAGCGCCCGCCGTCCTTTGCTTCGAGCTCGAAGTCTTCCAGTTGGAACGCATCGCGGCCGGGCGGACCTTGCACGCCGGCGATGCCTCTGCCGCCCTCCGGACCAGACGGACCCTGCCGGCCGACCAGTCCCTGTTCGCCCTGCGGCCCAGGCAATCGCGAGAGCGCCCGCACTTCCTCGACGGCGCGCCGCGATAGCGCCAGCGCGGTCCCAATGCATTGCCACAACGTGTAGGTCGGTGGCGGAATGAGCGGCGGCTTGCTCATGTCATGCCGCCATCATCAGGGCGATTATTAAATGCTCGTCTGGATCGTGATCGCCCATTGCGGCACCCTTGCAGATCGAGAGATTGACTTGCGCCTGGCCGGCGGACCCCGCGTCCATCGATGCAGACGCCATCAGCGGCAGGCGAGCGATGCTATAGGCCGCGCCCTTGACCCCCACGTCGCAGACGCAATGACCGGTGAGAGCAACAACGCCCCAGCTCGTCCGGCGATTGTCTTACGCTGCCCGACCGTGCCGACTGCGTAGCCTTCCAGTTCCGGCAGGATGCCGTAACCAACACCTTCGATAACCGCCGGGCCTGGCCGGAAGATAAACCCGAGACCGCCGCTCGGGCGTTCTCGAACTCTGCGTCCAACCGCGTGCGCAGTGCCGACACCGATTGCGGAGCCAACGCCTTCGACGATAACACCAGCTTCCGCACTGACAGCGGCCGCTGAACCGACCCCGCTCGCCGTACCAACGCCGGCTGCAATAACAGCGCCGGTTGCCGATGCGGCGCCGACGCCAGATGCAGCGCCAATGCCAACCGTGATCGCACGGCCGGTCGCTGCCGCCGTGCCTTGTCCGGTTGCCTCGCCGGTTGTCGTCCCAGGGTCCGACAGCGCGAGAGCGGCACCCGTACCGGTCGCCGTTCCAACCGACACCGCTGTCGCGGTGGCCGTTGCCGCCGCAGTTCCTGTTCCGTCTGCGTCACCAGCCGACGCGCCGGTTGCCCGGCCGGTTGCGCTCGCGGCGCCGACACCATCCGCATCGCCTGCACCCGCGACGACGGTGATCGAGAAACCGACACCACTCGCAGCGCCGATCCCATCCGCATCGCCAACCGTTGCCGCGGTTGCCGTAGCGGTGGCCGTCGCTGCACCAAGCCCGCTCGCCGTGCTGGCGTTGGCCGATTTGATGCCAGTGCCAGTTGCCGATGCGGTGCCAATACCGGCGGCAGTGCCTTGCGCCGCCGAGGTGACGCCGGCTGTCGAGCCTTCCGCCGAGGCTGTCCCTACACCGGTTGTTGTGCCCGCACCTGCGCCAATCGCGACGCCTGTCGTCGACGCAGCACCAGTGCCAGCCGCAGAACCTGCAAATGCTCCGGTTGAGTTTCCGGTCGCCGCCGCTTCGCCGATCCCGGCAGCACTTCCATCCCCGGCGGCCACGCTGATGGTCTCGCCCACCGCGGTCGCCGTACCGGTACCGCTCGCCGCGCCATCGGCGGCGGCCACAATGACGGTCTCGCCGACTGCGCTCGCGTCGCCCACGCCATCCGCAATGCCAACGGTCTCGACGGTGAGCGCCTCTGGCAGCGCCTCGCCCATCCACGAGGTGAAGCCGGACGGGACTGTGTAGGTGAAGTCGGCGACCTCGGTGCGGACGGTAACGGCGCAGGTATTGGCACCATTAACCCACATCCACAAGGAGTATTGGCCGACTGGCAACGACGAAACATCGAGGCCATTAACACCCGTTCCCGGATCAGCTGCAGCATCATCATTCCAAAGATCGTTATTCTTGCGATACCAGATGCGTTTCGCTGTTAAATCAAATGCAAGACAGATAACGTCACTAGATGTAAACGTACTGCCAATATTCCCAATAGAAGTGGCGCCAAGAAAAATAATCCCGGTAGGACTCACCCACGCAGAATTTGTGTTGCTGCTTATAGCACTGATCTTGTTTTTAACACCTATTCTTGGGTCATTAGCGCCGCCACTGTCGCAAGCAAATTCTGCGTAGTATTTTGTATCTGTTCCCAAGAGATAGCTTGTCGCTGAACGAACTGCACCACCAGAGGAAATTGTAGCCGCCGTCTTGTCGCTGTTCGACAGCGTGATGGTCGTTTGCTTGTCCTCGACGTTCCACGCATTGCGGATGCGCGCACCCGAAGTGTCCGGCCGCCAGAACTTGAGGCCGACGGCACCGGGAGGTATGAGTGGCCTTGCCATGACGTGTTCAGTTCAGCGAGCTAGAAGTGAAGCGCCCCAACAGGTGCAATCTCTTAATTGAAACTCCTCCATACGTGCCACTGCGGGATGATCGACGGCGCGACACTGACGGTGAGGCCGATCCACAGCCCAGACGCGACCGAGGTATCCACCGAGATCGCGGCACCCGTGGTGCAGTGCGACACCGAGGTCTGGCTCGACGCCGTCGCGACCGCGCCGCCGCTCTCCCATTTGCCGGTACAAATAACCGTAGAGTTGGCGCCAGGCAGGCCGATGGAACGAACAACCAGCAGACAGCGATACAGAAACGGTGCTGTGGTGATCGACGGCACATAGTTCTGCGTCGGCGAGACTCCTAGCGAGGTGCCGCCGATTACCAGACCGTAGCGCGGTGTGATGATCATCGTGCCGGCAGCGCCCGTCGTGATGGTACCGCCCACGGTCAACTCGTAGATCTTGCCGGCGCGCGGCTCGCCCGCGGAGATGGGCGTCAGGGCCGTCGGGATCAGGACCGTCTCGGACGTTGCCGTGATGGTCGTGTAGGCCGAATTGACTGGTTCGGTCAGCGTGTCGGCGAAGTACTGGCGAGACAGGTTAGCCTCCCCTTAGTCTGAGTTGACGGATATTTTGGAAGTCAGCAGCCATAGCTATTCGCTCTTTCTGCCGAACAGTTTTTTCACCGCATGCCGCCGCGCTTCCTGCATCCGGCCCCTGACGAAGGGCGCATCAGTCAGCCGCCCGTCCGCCTCAGCCTCGAGCACCGCATCGGTCATCGCCAATGTCACCGCGGACTTGACCTCCGGATATCGCGAGTTGACCGAGATACCGACGCCCGATGCGATCACCGGATAGATGCGCTGCGCCCGCGGTTTCAACTCGTCCGGCAATAGCGACGGATAGCCGTGATCGATCAACCAGGCATGCGAGTATGCGCGCAGCCTGAAGCGCACCAACTCAGACTTGGTGCGTGCGAGATGGATCGCCGCAACCATGCCGGCATCGTCGTGCTGCGGAAACTGCGGCGCCACCTTGCCCCACAGCCGGCGCATGCCCTCGACATCGACCGTCTCCAGGCAGGCGACCAGCTCGCGCGAGTGGTACACGTTCAGTCGAGCGAGATCGTCGTCGCCGTGGTGAGACGCGGCGTCACCCCGTTACCAGCAGCAATCGTCGGCGACACGGCACCGCTCCAGAGTATGGCCGTGGTGCCGCCGCCGGTCTTGCCGGTGCTAAAGAAATTGATGGTGCCGCTGCCGCCCGTGCCAGCCGGAAAGTCGATGTTCGCCGCCGGACTGATGGTGCCGGTCGTCGCCGTGCTCCAGCCGGTCGAGCGCGCGACGTTGACCCGCGCATACGACGTGTAGGTCGTCTCGCTCGACGACATCGTGCCGCTGTCGGTCGGGTCGGCGGTCTGCAGCGAGACATGGATATTGGTCTCAGGCGACGCCGTGGCATTGATCGCGTAGTTTGCCCAGGTGGTAGCGGAGTACACTAAATTTAAAATCGCATTCTCGGTCGCGTCAGCGATGCTCATGTTTGTTTCTCCTGTTAGGCCGGCATGACCAGAACGAATTCCCGGATCCGCACGGGACCGCCGACCACGATCCGGTTGCTGTTCAGGCGGATGACCGCGTCGCCCTTGGTGTCGCTCACGTCGCACTCGAACACGATGCCGCCCGCTGCATCCACGATGCGCGCCTTGACGGCGGTGCCCGACGCCCTGGCGGATGGATCCTCGGCAATGGTGTTGAACGTGACGGTGCCGTTCACCGGAGGCTGCGCGCAGGGCTTGGAGCATTCCAGCGAGGCGAGCACGATGCCCGACGACGCGAGCAGCTCGATCCGGCCATTGCCGCGCTCGCCGTCGATCAGGGTTGCCACCTCGTCGACCATCGCGTTGCGCGCCGCGTCGGACAGACTGATCTGCATCGCTATTCCTCGAACGCCGCCACGATGCGGTTCTCGGCATCGCGCTCAAAGCGAAAACTGCGCGGCCGGGCGAACTGCTTCTCGGCTCCCGCCGTCCGACCGGTGAACGGCTCGGCCAGCATTGCGGTGGCATTGGCCATTTCCGCCGCGACATCGCTCGGCGCCAGCACGTCGATGCCGCCCTTGTGGCTTTCCGCCGTCAGCGCATCGCGCACGATTGCCTCGACATGCAGCGCGCCGATGGCTTCGGTGATCTGCTCGATCGTCGGTGCGACGGGCTCGCCCTTCTCGCCGCGCTCCGGTTGCCGCGCCTCGAGCTGGCCGAGACGGCCGACCAGCTTCTCGATCTCGTCCCTGATTGGCGCGACGAGATTGGCCGAGTGGTCCTTTACCTCGGGAATGATCGCTTCCAGCAAGGCGGTGATGACGCGGTGATCCATGATGCCCTCACGCAGTCAGCATCGACCTGGCGACCAGGCGCGTAGTGTGTTTCATCGAAGCTATCTTCTCATCGTCCGTTTCTTCGTCATCGTTGGCCGGCGCGGGCACGGCTGCCGGCGTGTTTGGCTTGAACGGGTCTTCCTGCGCGTCGCGCTTGGCGAGCGCGGCCAGGCTATAGTTCTGCTGCTGCAGGTAGGGCGACTCGCCGCCCTTGACCGGCTTGAGATCGAGCCTGGCGCGGCCTTCGTTCGGTGCCATCACGCCTGCACCGATCGCATCGCGAATGGCAGTGATCGCCGTCACGCTGTCCATGCGCAGCAGGTTGTCGGTGTCGAACTCGGTGCCGAGACCAATACCCACTCCGATGCCGAGCCCGTGATCGAGCCCCTCCTCAATCTCCTCCAGATGCGACTGGAGCCCCTGCGAATAGTACTCAAGCGAAAGCGCCTGCACGTTGTTGTAGCTCGGCAGCGCGCCAACGCCGACCTTGTAGGGCGGAACGTGATAGACGCTACACACGACCTCGGCCGACCATTTCAGGCTCTCGACCATCTGGCCTTCGACGTTGGTCATCGCGATCTTTTCGTACTTCATGCCGTTGTCGAGGATGGCGACACGACCGAGATTGATCTTGGAGAAATTGGCCTCCCATTTCACCTTGATCGACTGCGCTACCTGGTCGCTGACCTCGGCGGGCGCGGTGAGAATGCCGCCCGGCATCGACGAGTTCTCGAACAGCAACGCCGACGCATTCTGCGCGTTGAGGCCGAGCATCGAGGCAAGCCCGGAGGCAAACACCGGCGGCGTGCCTACCAGCGGATGAAACAGGCAGTTCATCCGGTCGTGGATAATCTCGCGCGCCGGCACCACGATGTCGTTGATAGTGGCTAGGTTGTCGCTGTTGAGACGGTAGAACACGCTGCCGTCGTCGGCGACCAACGGCTGCACCCTGGTCGGATCGAGCACATGCAGCGCGGTCACCACGTTGCGGTTGTCGCGCACCTTGAGCACGTAGGTATTGCCGCGGGACAGTTTCGACAGCATCCAGCTCTCAAAGAATTGGTTGTGTGTCTGGTAATCGTTAGGGCGTCTCAATACCGGGGAATATGCAGGGTTGGTCGTCTCCGACCAGATGTCGCCGACCTTCTCGACCAGTTTCACGCGCAGCTTGGCAATATCCCGTGCGATCAGCGTCTTGCAGGCGAAGTCCGCATGAAACGACGCCGCAGTGTCGACATTGATCTCCATGTTGCGCTGCCAGGCGCCGGCGAACGGCTCGCGGATCAGCGGATACCAGCCGCCGCGCCCTTCCGGCACGGACGACAGCGCCTTCTGCTTCTCACCAGTAAACGGGATCGGCAGACCGAAGATTCGCATCAGGGCTTGGCCTGTTCGATTTCCTGGCGCAACCGCGCGGCGCCCCAGCGGCCGTCGACATGAATACCGCGCCGTTCGGCCAGCGCCCGCAGCCGGTCGAGCTCGTCGGTCTCAGCCTTGGTTTCGGTCGGTTGTACCTGCACCTCGGGCACGATCACCGGATTTGGCGGCTTGGGATCTTCCTGGTGCGGCGCATAGCGCGCCTTGCGGGCACCGACCAGAATGCGCGCGTGCATGTCCGTCGCATCGAACGCATCGCCGGCCTGCATCCGGCGCGTGGCGTATTTAAGCGACTTGGTTGCGATCAGTTTCATGCGATGCCCTCACGCATAGAAACGCGATTGACCGTGACTATGCCGAATTGGCGAGCCTCTGCCTGCAGCACCGGCTCGTCGCGTGTGCCGGAGCGCAGTTTCAAATAACGCGCCATCAACATGGTGTCAGGATTGATCGCCAGCATCGCGTTCGGCGTGACATTGATCATGAATTCCGCCGGCGACGTGCTGCTCACATCATGGAACGTGAACAGATCGAAAAAATGGATATCGTCGGGTGCGACCGAGATCTTCAACCGCGCATTCGTCCAGGCAGGCGGCATGATCAGGCCGACCACGAAGTTGTCGGCAAGCTCGATCGCATTGGACAGGAATTGTCCGGCCGCGATGTTTGCCCTTAGCGCGTTGATGGTTGCCATGCTGCTTACCTCTGGCAGGGAAAAGGGCGGGCGAGGGGAAGGTCTCGTCCGCCCCTCGAATGAGGGCGGGTTGGATGACGGGGGCTTGGCCCGCCCTCAATGGATCGCGCTATGCGGTGTTGACCTCGCCGCCCCATGACACGCCGGTCAGATAGACGACCGCCGGATCGCGCCGCCGCAGCCAGTTGATGGTGCGCTCCGCGCGGATCGCCACGCTGTTGGTCTGCCACATGCTGACCAGCGACGCGCCGGTCGGCGTGTGCGAGTTGTGCGCCGGCGCATCCGCCATCTCGAGCGATGCCTCGCGGCTCGCATCGATCTGGATCTGGCCGTCGTCCGCCAGGTAGATATCGGACGCATTGGCCAAGATGACGATGTCGCTGACGTAGTCCGAAGCGATCACCGGCATGCCGTTGAGCGTGCCGCCGGTCATTGACATGCCGGCGAACTCGGCCTGACCGAGCGGGTTCTGCAGCATCGCGAGCGCAACCGCAGTGTTGCTGCCCATGATCCACACACCGCTCGACGGAGGATTGTTGAACGATGCGTACTTGGCATAGACCGAACGGATATCGAGCCGCACGTCGTCGGCGTCGTCACCGCTCGAGGCGATCGTCTCGGCACCGTTGGTGATCGAGGCTGGCTTGATGCTCGGCGTTCCGGAGTTGGCGGGATCGACAAAGTCCATATCGAGCCGCTCGCGCAGCGCAGCCGCAAGGCTTTCCCGCACGATCACATCCGATTTCGGCGACGAGCTGCGGATGCTCTCTTCCGTCAGCACTGCGATATTGGCGCACTTGGTCGGCTCCATCGTCGTCCGCGTGAAGTCGAACGAGGTGAGCCCCTTCGCCTTGCCCTCGCCGGTCCAGTAGGCGGCACCACCGCCGGTCTGCGTGATCAGCGGCGTGCGGAACATCACATTGCGCAAGGCCGGTACACCACCATTTCCGAAACGACCGAGGATGGTTTGTGGCCGCAGGTATTCGACGAAGTCAGCCACTGCGCCAGTTTCCTCGCCGACGAGATTTTCCGCCCAATTGCCGGTGAGCGTCGTGCCCGCCGGCACCGGCGCTTTCGTGGTGAGTTCGCCGACCACGATGCTATCGGGACCATAGAGCTCACGCGCAATCTCGACCGCTGGCCGATACTGCTTGTGCGACAGCGCCATGCACTTGACCATGCGCGCGAAGGCAACGCCCGGTGCGAGTTTCGGCTGTGCCTTGACGATGATAGAGGAACGCGCCTCGGCACCATCGCGCGCCGTATCGGCCTTGATCACCGGCTTGGCGGAGAACGCCTTGGCCTTCTCGACCGCGCGCAGGCGGACGAGATCCTTGTCAATCGCCTCGACTGTGGCGTTCAGGCTGTCAAATTCTTCCTGCTCGCCCGCGTCAGAGGTGCGGTCCTCTTCCAGCGTCTTCTGCATCACGTCTTCCATGCGGCTGGCGCTGGCCATCCGCTTCGCTTCAAGCGCGGTTATTTGTTCAGCGATCGTTTTCATGTCTTTGCCCTCCAGGGCAATCGGTTGAGATCGTCCGGAGGCGCCCGGTGGGTTGAGATGAACGACACGGTGCGGCGCACATTGGCCTGTCGCGGCCCGCTGCGCTGTGTCGATCGAACGGATGGTGGTGATGGTCGCGGTGCTGTTCGCCGGAATTGTCACGGCACTCAGCTCCAACCAATCCCATTTCTTGAAGCGAATGCCTTTGGTTTCCGGAATGAACTCATGCTCGAGTGCCTTAAACCCGATCGACAGACCAGGGACGAGGCCGGCCTTGATCAGCGACCAGGCGCGGTCGATCTCTGCGGTCACACCCTTGGCGATATGCGCAACGATCTCGATGCCGGCCTTGGTAACCTTGGCATGCGTGACCGTGCCGATCGGATCGTCACTGCGGTGTTGCCAAAGTAAGGGAAGCGGCAACTTGAACTGCGCGCCCATCGGCTCGACCACATCCTGCAGCCGATCCGGCGCAGGCGTCGTCGCCATGCCGGTGATGACGCGCGCGTCCTCGTCCACCTGCTTGATGACAAGCAAGCTGTAGGCTCGATTGAGCATGATGGTGCCCTTTAGATATCGATTAAAAAAACCATAGAGCGGTCATCGCGAGAAAGATGAACATCAGGCCGCCGGTCAGCGCGCCAAGCCAGCCAGAGGTCCAGCCGTAGTAGCCGACGCAACAAACGAACAGGATCGTCAGCAGAACGTCGATGCGACGGACAACAAAAGGGCGACGCCGGTAGACCGGAACGTCGCCCCACAGGAAGAACTTGCGGAACAATCAGACTGGCGACGCGCGCCGCCGCCGATAACGTGCAAGGCCCCACAAACTCATACACGCCGCCAAAATGCCCGGCAGTCCTGCACCCACGACGGGACCAGGGACGGCCTGCGGAATGAGAAAGAACGAATCGGGCCCATCGTTCGCGCCCGAGATGCGCGCGTAGAAGATCAGCTGATCACCGAACTGGATGTCGGTGCCAATGTTGATGTCGAAACCGGACAGCGTGTAGTCGGGAAATCCGGTCCCGTTGTTGGCCGACGGGATCAACGCCCCGCCCGGCTGGAGCAAGGAATATTGCGCCAGTACCGTGTGCTGCGTCAGGTTCAACAGCGCAAATGCCTCGAGCGTCTGCGGCGTGCCGGTGTCGTTGACGTCGATGCCGATGGAGAACGTCAAGTTCGGGTCGCCGTTGGCTTCCAGGTAAGCGCGCAGGAACGAGCCGTCATAGGGCAGCCCCACAGTGTCGACACCAGGATTGCCGCCGCCCGACACGTTGGTCGAGAAGAAGATCGCGTCGGACAGATTGCCGCTGTTCTTGAAGTTGGTGTAACCGAACGTGGACGACTGCTGCGGTTGGTTGTCGCCGCAGATGACGCACTGGATGTTCAGCGGCTGGTTGCCGCCCGGCACCGTGGATTCCAGCGTCAGGGTCGTGCCGGTGTTGGTCCAGAGCTGGCCGCCGAGAACGACGTCGGCGTAGGCAGGAGCAGACAGCAAGCCGAGCACGGCCGCCGCCAAAAGCAGGCGTATCATGGCACAAGTCCTCTGGTTGGTAGGTTCAGGCAAAATGCAGGTGATATTCTGGCTTGCGGTTCGGGTTCAGTCCCATCAGGTGCGCCGCATTAAACAGCGCCATCGCCGGGTCAACTTTGCCGTAGCCGCTCTCGTCGCGCGCGATCCGCATCGCAGTTGGCGTCGGCACCACCTTGATGTTGCCGACGCACCACGCCATCAGCGCGCTGCCGCCATGCCGGAACGAATAGTCCGCCAGCTTGATCTCGATCGTCTTGACCGCGCCCATCAGGCCGATGCCCTGGCGCACCGCATCGAGCTTCTCGGCATCCTGCGTCACGCCGATCTCGCCGAGTGCATCCACGATCGCGCCAATGCCGGCCGCATCAACGCCAACCTGCGCCAGCAGACCGAGCCGCTGCACCTTCTCCACCAGGTCGACCACGTACTGGATGTTTAACGGCTGCGCGACCGACAGCGTGTCCGGCCGCATGTATGCAAACCTGGTCAGCGAGCCCTCTGCCTCGAACCGCTCGTAATATGCCGCGTTCGCCTTGCGCCGCTCGATGCCAATATCGGAAATCAGCGCATGCGCCCAGCCGAGCCAGCGCTTGGTGCCCTTCTCGCGCCCGATCAATCCAACGCCGAGCAAGTCGTCGAGCCCGCCGCCGTCGACACCGACCGTCACCACCTCAGACCGCCGCAGGATCTCGTCGAGCGTCAGCCCGAGCTCGATGCCGCGCTCCCACACCTCTGCGCCGGCCCAGCCGTCTGCACGAAGCGCCACACCGATCTCGACATTGAGATGCTGAGTTGCCCAGCGACGCTCTTCCGCCTCGCCCTTGGCCTTCGCCTCGAGGTGATCGGCAATCACCCGATCGAGCGTGATCGAACGCCCGAGGTTCGGCAGCACCATCGGCCAGTGCAGCGTGTCGCGCCACGAACCATCGCGCTGCATGGCTTCCGGAAACTCATACAGCAGCGGCAACATGCGCCCTTCCATCTTGCCGTCGCGAATGCCGCGCGCGTGATCCAGCTCCTGCCGGAACACGCCCGCCGGCGGCGTATCGCTCTGCGTCGAGATGAAAATGAGAAACGCTTCCGGGTTGGCAATCATGCCGCCGCGGATCTGCCCGACCACCCGCAGCGCATAGGACATGCTCGACATCAGATGCAGCTCGTCCACGAGCACGCCGGCTGGCTTGGCGCCGGTCATCACCTTCATGTCGAACGTCTTGATCTTGAGCTTCGACTTGGTCAGCCGGTCGGTGATCGTCTTGATATGCTCCTGCAGCAAAAACCGCTTCTGCAGATAGCCTTCCGGATCGGCGTCGATCATGCCGGCGGCTTGCTGGAACGCCAGATCCGCCACCTCCTGCGTCGGCCCGACAAACAGGAATTCCGCGCGCGGGCGCTTGTTGCGCAGCATCGCGGTAAGCATGATCGCTGCGCCGCCCGTGGTCTTGGCATTCTTCTTCGGCACCAGCGAAAACACTTCGGGCACCATGCGGTGCCCCTTCTTGTCGAGCGAGCCAAACACCGCACGCACGATGTCGCGATGCCAGTCGCCCGCAGCCTCGGACAATGGCGGCTGTCCGACCACATCCGGCAGCCGCAGCATGTTGAAAATATCGACCGCCTTGTTCGCAGCAGCCTCGTCCAGCGGCAAATCAGGTAGCAGCGATCGTCCCGCCTTCAGCCGCGCCGCCCAATCCGGACAGGCAAAGCGCCAGGCTACTGAACCAGATGGCTCCACGTGCTGCCCTTATGCGCCTGTTCGGCGGCAACCTGCGCCTGCTCCTTCTTGCCGAGCACCACTTGCCCGGCGTCGTCGCCCTCATAGAGCCGCACCGGCTCGCGCTGCCCGAGATACTGCTTGCCAAGCCAGATCGCCATTGCAGCATTGGTCTCCGCCATCTTGAACTGGCTACGGCGCAGCGATGCCTTGCCGCTGTGCAGCCCGTTCTCCCATTTATCGCAGGCAACCTCGTCGCGCTTCATCAACTCGATAAAGGTTTTCTTCGTGATACCGAGAACCGCCGCAGCCTCGGATTGCGTGCATTGAATCTTCGCCAGACCCTCGATGGTCTTGTAGGTTTGTTCATTGGGCGTGAATTTTAAACTCATCGTGGCTCCCGTATCGGACAACCGCAGATCCAGGCTGCAAGCACTGAGTAATAGCCGTGCACTGGACCTAGTTCCGACACCGGCAGCCAGCCGAGCGCCATGAAGTCGCCCAGCAGTTCGAGCCGCGCATAGCGGAAGGTCGTGTCAGGCGGCAGCCGCATTCGCAATCCGCTCCGCCTTGCGCCCGGTGAAGTTCTGCCACCGCTCAACCGTCACATCGCAATACGCCGGCGCGATCTCCAGCGCATGACACACACGCCCAGTCATCTCCGCGGCGATGATGGTGGTGCCCGAGCCGACAAACGGATCGTAGACCGCCTGGCCGGGCGAGGAGTTGTTCTCGATCGGACGCTTCATGCATTCGACCGGCTTTTGCGTTGAGTGGCCGGTCTCGGATTTCTGGTGGTCAATCGTCCAAAGTGTCGATTGCGAGCGATCGCCGTGCCAGTCGCCTTTCTTGCGCACCGCGTACCAGCACGGCTCGTGCTGCCAGTGATAGTCGCCGCGCGAAATAACAAACCGAGTTTTGGCCCATATGAGTTGGCAGCGGATGCCAAAATCGGCGGCTTCGAGCGACTGCTGCACATTGCTGGCATGCCGACCGGCATGCCAGACGTAGGCCACGTTACCGGGAAACAACGACCAGGCATCGCGCCAGTCGAGGCGGTTATCATTTGTCACCGGGCCGATGGCTCTCCCATCGCCGGGAAAAGCATGGTTACGCCAGTCGGCGTTGTACTCCACGCCATACGGCGGATCAGTCACCATCAGGTTCGGTTGAACGCCACCGAGAGCGCGCGCTACGTCCTCGGCATTCGTCGCATCGCCGCACATCAGCCGATGCCCGCCGAGCTGCCACACATCGCCCGGCTGCGTTATCGGTACCACCGGCGCCTCAGGCACCTCGTCCGGATCGGTTAATCCCTGATGCCCGGATAATCCGGCGATCTCATCCGGATCAAACGCCGTCAAACTCAGATCGATGTCGAGCGCAGCCAGTGCCGCCAGCTCATCGCGCAGCAACTCGTTGTCCCACTCGGCCTCTTGCCCCGAGCGATTGTCCGCCAGCCGATACGCACGCGCCTGAACCGGCGTCAGATCCCGCGCGATATGCACCGGCACCTCGGCAAGACCCAGCGATGATGCCGCCGCCAGCCGCGTGTGTCCCGCAATGACCACGCCATCACCGTCGACGACTATCGGCTGACGAAATCCAAACTCACGGATCGATGCTGCAACCTTGCCGATCGCCACGTCGCTGATCTTGCGCGGATTCTGCTGATACGGCCGTGGTTTATCGATCGGCCAACTTTCAATGGGCAGGTGTAAGTCTGTCATAGCGTCCTATGGGAAAAATTCTCCAAGTGAG